CAGCCCGAACGCATTACCCCGCGCATAGAATCGAAAAGCCCCCCCGAAGTGGGCCATAACGAATCCGATCCCTACTCGGCTCCCCGGAATCTGTCGGAATCCCACCCGGATGCCGTCGGGACACTGGCCGATTCCTGGCTCCCGTGGCTGGACCGGGAATTCGGGTTCGTCCCGCGGCCCTGGCAGCGCGTGGTCTTCGAGCGGGCGCTTGAGGTGGACGCCGAGGGCCGGCTGTGCTGGCGCAACGTCGTGGTGTCGTGCAGCCGGCAGAACGGCAAGTCCCTGATGATCCGGGCCCTGGCGGTCGCGCGGGCCTCGCACGCCGCAGAGATCGGCGAGCCGCAGGAGGTCCTGCACGTCGCGAACAACCTGATGGCCGGCCGGCGGATCCTGCTCGGGGCGGCGCGATGGGCGACGGACCGCGGGCTGGTGATCCGCAAGGCGCAGGGCCAGGAGCAGATCACCTGGGACGACGACAGTTGCTGGGTCCTGTCCAGCGCGTCGGCGATCTACGGCCATTCGGCCAGCCTCGGGCTCCTGGACGAGTGCTGGGACCTCGCGCAGGACGTGCTGGAATCGGCGCTCCTCCCGACGCTCCTGGAACGGATGCAGCCCCAGTGCTGGCTGGTCAGCACCGCCCATGCCGAGTGCACCCCGCTGATGCCGGCGTACCGCAGGCTCGCGCTGGAGGGCGACGCCCGGACGATGATCGCGGACTGGGGGGCGGACCCCGGCGCCGATCCGATGGACCCCGCGACGCACCGGGCGGCGAGCCCGCACTGGAGCGCGCAGCGCGGGGAACTCATGATGGCCGCCCGGCACCAGAAGTCCTTCAAGCAGCAATTCCTGAACGTCTGGCCGGGGGAGGCCCCCGGCGCGGTCGCCGGCTGGATCCCCGGCTGGGACGGCTGCCCGAGCCCGTCCGGGGACCCGCCGACCGGCGGGATCGCCTCGGTGGAGGTCTCGCTCGACCGGAGCAGGTACGGCGTGGCGACCGCCCGGGTCCGCGACGACTCCGCCGTCGAGGTCTGGTCGCGGACCGCCCGCAGCCTGCCGGAGGCGCTGGAGGTCCTGAACGGGTGGGGCCCGTCGGTGGTGCTGGCCGGGGTCTCGATCAAGGACGAGGTGGCGGTGGGCTCCTGGGAGGTCAGGCCGGCCGGTCTGCGGGAGACCCGGGTGGCCGGCCCGTGGCTCCAGGACGCGGTCGTCCGCGGCCGGCTGGCCCACGACCACGACCCGGCGACCGACGCCCAGTTCGCGGTGGCCCGCAGCACCCCGACCGAGCACGGCGAGATGCTGTCGGCGAAGCGGAGCGCAGGCGCGATCCCGACCGTCAAGGCGGTCGTCTGGAGTTCCTACGGGGCCGCCACCGGGATCGTCGAGGAGCCGCAGATCTGGTGAGACCCCGGATTTGCACCTAAGGTACATAGCCTGTACCTTAGGTGCATGACGAAGGATGCGATCGAGCAGAAGGCCCGGCGGCTGGCCGCCAAGCACGGCTTCATGGTCCAGAAGTACCGGGCCGACTCGCCGTGGTACGTCCAGTACGGGCCCTACGCGATCCTCGACGTCAGCACCAACTCGATCGTCCTCACGCAGGTCGAGCGGGAACAACTCGGGACGGCCCTCGCGGGCCTGATCGAGAAGCAGTAACACAAAGCGGCCCCCGGGGCGGACTGCAATCCGCGCGGGGGGCCTGACCACCGGATTCCCCAAGGAGGAACCCCAATGGCTGACACCCAGCCTATCCGCGCCGCACGGCGCATCGTCAATGCGATTCTCTGCCTGGCGGTGGCTCTCGCCGCGCTGGCGATCGCCCCGCAGACCGCGTCCGCCGAGGAGGCGGTGCCTGTCGGGGTGGTCTACGCCCAGGCCTGCACCCCGGGCCTGGCGTTCCCGTCCGGCTGCGTCTGGAAATGGGGCCCGGGGCCGTACGACTTCTCCCGCCCGTCCTCGATGACCGCCACCAGCCAGACCTACCTGTCCCTCGACACGACTCCGAACTGCGTCTGGGACAACAACGGGGTGCCGGCGGCGTCCAACAGCCAGCCGAAGGTCTACCAGGTCGTGAGGCAGACGCTGCTCGCCGGGTACTACTGGAAGACCACGAAGTACTCGGACGGAACCGCGGTGAAGGACCCCCAGCCGGTCATTCTCCGCAACGAGCCGTCCATGACGTCGAAGTACACCGAGAACCGCCGCTGCTCCTACCCGAAGCGGTCGTGCAGCAGTTACCGCGCGCCGTTCCCGGTCTCGACCGCCTACCGCTACTACCTCGACCGCGATCGCGACGGGTGGGCGTGCGAGGTGTGAGACACCGTGACGGATCGTGACCGTTCCGTTACAATGATCCCCGTGGAGTAGTCAACTCCACGGGGATCTTCATCCCGCACCCGAGCCACGGGACCCGACGCACAGTTGGAGTTCGCCCGTGACCCGTCCCTCCCGGCAATTGCGATCGCGATACGCGAGGACCGACGACCCCGGCGGGATGCGGTGGAACCTCCCGTACGGCGCCGGGATCCCGTCCGGACAGGACGCCACGATGTGGTGGTGGGGCTCGGACCAGTTCGCCCGCCCGCTGTCGCCGGCGCAGGGCCTCTCCGCGGTCCACCGGGCGACCGCCCTGGTCACCGGGACGATCGGTTCGCTGCCGTGGCGGTGCCTCTCCGGCGGGCTGTCGCCGCGCACCTCAAGCACGGAACTCCCCACGCCCCGGTGGATCTCGGACCCGCAACTCATGCGGCCGGACGACCGGTTCTCCGGCGCCGGCATCCCCGCCGCCCTCAAGCAGACCGGCAGCGTGTTCTGGTCGGGATGGATCCGCAGCGCGCTGTGGAAGGGCATGGGCTACCTGCTGTTCGAGGTGTCGACCGACTCGGGCGAGCCGATCGCCGGAACCCTACGGGTGCTGAACCCCGACCTCGTCTCCGCACACGTCGAGGACGGGATCGTGGTCCGGCGGATCGGCAGCGAGCGCAACGGCGGCACGATCGACACCGACCCCGACGGCTTCATGCTGATCGGCGGCCGGCTCTACAAACTCCTGGAACTGTCCAACCCCTTCACGCCGGCCGACGAGTACGGGATCTCCAAGGGCGTCTTCGAGGTCTGCGCCGCGGAGTTGGGGATGGCGGCCCAGGCGGTCGATTACGGATCCGGGATGTACCGCAGCGGCATACCGAGCGGCTACCTCAAAACTACTACCCCGAATTTCAGCAAGCCGCAGGCCGACGCGCTCCGCGAGCAGTGGCTCGTCAACCACGGCGGGGACCGGCGGAGCATCGCGGTGCTCAACAGCACGACGGATTTCGTCCCAATTACGATGTCGCCGGTCGATATGGCGCTCGTCCAGATGACGCAGATGTCATTGGTGATGATATCGAATATGTTCTGCGTCCCGGCGTGGTTCTTGAATTACGACGGTTCCAGTAGCAACAGTTATTCCAACAATCAAGACAGGAACGGCGACCTGCAGAGGAGCCTCCTGCCCTGGGCCGTTGCGGTCGAGGAGACGCTCTCCAGTCTCCTGGCGACCCAGCGGTGGATCGAGGTCGATTTTAGAGGGCTGCTACGGCCCGACGTTTCGACAAGATATGCCGCATATTCCACCGCGCTCCGAGACAGATGGATGACAGTAGCAGAGGTTAGGTCAATCGAGAACCTCCCGCCATTGCCCGAGCAGGGCTATCCCGGCGAGAACCCCGCGCTGGGGGCGACGGAGCCGGCCGATGCCTGAGGTGATCAACGCCGACTGCCTCGACCATCTGAGGACCATGCCGGACTGCTCTGTCGACTCCCTGGTCACCGATCCGCCCGGTGGAATTTCGTTCATGGGCCGCTCGTGGGACTCCGACAAGGGCGGCAGGGACGCCTGGGTGGCGTGGATGACCGAGGTCATGGCCGAGTGCCTGCGGGTGCTGAAGCCCGGCGCGCACGGCCTGGTGTGGGCGTTGCCGCGCACATCGCACTGGACGGCGACGGCGCTGGAGGATGCGGGATTCGAAATCCGCGACGTTATCACGCACCATTTCGGTAGCGGATTCCCTAAATCGCTGGATATCGGGAAAGCGATAGATAAGGCGGCTGGGGCGGAAAGGGAAGTGCTGGAGACTATCCCTGATCGGTGGACGGGTAGTGGCAGCGTGCTGAACTTCGCAACAGATCGGCCCCAGTCATCAGTGCCGATCACAGGAACCCCCGCCACCGACGCGGCTAAGCAGTGGGACGGGTGGGGCACGGCTCTTAAGCCGGCCAGCGAGCATTGGGTCCTGGTCCGCAAGCCGCTGTCGGAGAAATCGGTCGCCGCGAACGTGCTGGCGCACGGGACGGGCGGGCTGAACATCGACGCGAGCCGGGTGCAGATGTCCGACGCCGACCGCGAGGTGATCGACGGCATGGGCGGGTACGGCAACGAGGGCTGGGTGGACACGGGTACCCCAGCCGCCTTCAACACGAGCGTCCGCACAGAGGCCCGCGCCCACGCGAAGGGCCGCTGGCCGGCAAATCTGATCCTCAGCCACGGCGATTGCAACCGGGTCTGCGAACCGGGCTGCCCCGTCGCGGAGATGGACGCGCAGAGCGGGGTGAGCAGCGATAAGCCGCATCGCCGTAACGCGCCAGGAACGGAAGTATTCTTACATACTTATAACGGTGGTATGTATGCCGATGGCACGGTCAAAGGCTATGCCGACAGCGGCGGCGCGAGCAGGTACTTCACCACGTTCAAATACACCCCGAAGGCCCCGACCCGCGAACGCCCGGTCGGCGCCGACGGCACCCGGCATGAAACGGTCAAGTCCCTCGCGCTGATGGACTGGCTGATCAGGCTCGTCACCCCGCCGGGCGGAACCGTGCTCGACTGCTTTGCCGGCTCGGGGGCGACTGCGGAGGCCGCGCTGCTGGGCGGGTTCGGCTGCGTCGCGATCGAGGCCGAGGCGTCCTACATCCCGCTGATCGAGCAGCGACTGGCGCGGCACGCCCCAACCCTGTTCAACGAATCGGAGGCAACGGCATGACGACGATCGACCTGATCCGCGACGGCGCGGTCCAGTGGCGCTCCGCGGTCGTGGAGGACCTGGACACCCAGAAGTCCGAGATGCTGATCCGCTGCGTGCCGTACGACGTCCGGGTCGACATCGGCGGCGGGATCCGGGAGGAGTTCGTCCGCGGGACGTTCGCCCGGGCGGCGGCCGCACCGACCCGGCTCTCCCTGTGGCGGGACCACGGTGGTCCCATCATCGGCCGCGGGCTGTCGGTGGAGGACCGCGACGACGGCGTGCTGTTCAGGGCGAAGTTGGGCCGCACGCAGGTCGCCAGGGACGCGATCATGGACTACGAGGACGGGATCGCAAGCGACCCGTCGATCGAATTCCGGCCGCTGGCCGACCACATGGACATCGTCGCGAACCGGGACGGGACCCTGGACCTGACCCACCGCCGGGCGGTCCTGCTGGGGGTCGCCCTCGTCATGGAGGGCGCGTACGCCGGCGCAGGCGCGAAGGTGATCTCCGTCCGGGAGGCCGAGGAGCAGCGGAAGGCCGAGGCCGAGCGGCTCCGGGCGATCGAGGAGGCCCGGAACTGGCTGGCGAAGATCAAGCAGGAAACCCGTTGACGCCGAGCGGTCACGCAGGGTAGTTGTTGAACAACTGAACAGCAGCACCGGCTAGTAGGGCTACATCCCGGTCAGGAATTGGGTCCCGAGGCTATCGCCTCCTAATCCCGCCTGATGCTGGCGTCCCCCCGAACGCGCGAAACAGACGACGTTTCCGCGCTTCAGGAGGGGCGCAGACCATGGCTGACACCAGTGTTCTCGAAGCGCTCCGCAAGGAGCGGAACGGCCTCGTCGAAGAGGCCGAGGGCCTCATGCAGGCCGACAATTTCGATCCGTCCGACCCCGTGCTGGTAGAGACCCGGTCCAAGATCGACAACCTCGACACCAAGATCAAGTCGCTGACCGAGTGGGCCCAGCGCCGGGCGTCGCAGAACGAGATCGACGCCATCTCGATCAAGAACCGGGTCGAGCAGGACGCGAAGGCCGACAACGCGGAGTACCGCAGCCTCGGCCAGATGTTCGTGGAGTCGCGCGCCTACGCCGACTACCGCAACGCCCCCCGCGGCAGTTCCGGCCGGGTGGACGTACCGCTGCTCGGCCGCCAGGAGCGCGCCGTGATCGGCACCGGGACCTACGCCGGGCTGATCCAGCCGACCCGGATCCGGCCGAGCGAGGCGCCGAACGCGCAGACCCCGCTGCTGAACCGGATCTCGCAGATCCAGGTCCAGACGAACAGCGTGGAGTGGATCTTCTACAGCGCCGCCGCCCCGCTCGCCGGAGTGGTCGCGGAGGGGACGCCGAAGCCCGAGGCCGCTGTCGCCCCGGTCCTGAAGACGGTGACCCTCAACACGGTCGCCCACTGGGTGCAGTACACCCGCCAGTTCCAGGAGGACGCCGCAGGTCTGGCCGACTTCCTGAACTCCAGCCTGATCCGGGGCGTCAACGACAAGCGCGAGGCGCTGGCCGCGACCGCCCTGACCGGCAGCGCGGACATCCCGGTGGTCCCCAACGCCGGAACCCTGCTGGAGGGGATCCGGATGGCGATCGGCCAGGTGACCTCCGCCGGCTACGCCGCCGACGTCGTGATCCTCAACCCGATGGACTACGCGGCCCTCGACATCGACCTGCTGGGGCGCACCCTGAACGGCGCGGTCATCGGCTCGCAGTTCTGGGGCGTCTCCCCGGTCGCGGTGGGAGCGGTCCCCAGCGGGACGGCGTTCGTGGCCGACATCGCGACCGCGATGGCCGAACTCGTCCGGACCGACGTCTCCGTGTACACCACGGACTCGGACATCACCGGAGCCGGCGCCACCGCCGCCTCCGCGTTCCGGGCGAACATCCTCACCACGCTGGCCGAGGCCCGGACCGCACCGATCGTGCACCGGCCCGAGGCTGCGGCCAAGGTGACCGGCACCGTGGTCGTCGCGGCCGAGGCCCAGACCGCGGGCCGGAAGTAATCGACCGATGGCTGCTCTGGTCGGGATCGAGTCTTACCGGATGTGGGCTGGTGCCAACCTGCCCGCGTCCACCCCCGACCAGGTGATCGACGACGCGCTGAACGAGGCGGAGAGCCAATTGGCCGCCGAGGTGGGTGCGGACGTCGATGCGATCGCCACCGACAGCAAGGCTGTCGCGGTGGGCAGGGGGGACGTCCTTCGTCGAGCGTCCCGTCTCCTTGCCCGCCGCAACAGCCCCGAGGGGATCGCGGGAGCGGGTGCTGAGGGCTTGATCAGTGTCAGCCCCCGCGATCCGGACTCCGCCAATTGCGTCAGAGTCATCCGCAGCATCCTTCTGGTCCCGGAAGGGGTTTCCTGATGGGGATGGCGATGAGTCATAATGGGGAGTG